CAGTTCCTAGTTTAACTGCTGCTAATAACGCATCCAGTTTAGCAATATATGGACAAAATACATTAAGTTATGCTGCTGGATTTAGTTCAAATAATATAGGTGCTATTTATAGTGCTATTGGTGGTGTTAATTTGCAAACATTTGCTGGATCTGCAACTTTTGCACAGGCAAATGTCGCATCAGGTGGGGCATCTGTCAATTCAATAGATTTTAGTTCTGCTGGATCTACAATAACAATGACACAATCCAGTGGGATTCGTGTAATGAGTGGTCAACAAAATTTATTTCAATATCAGGGAACTAATAGCGGAACAATAACTCACGCAGCAATTAGTCAAAATACAGGGTTTTATAGACCAAGTAGTGCAAGTGGTATATTAACAATAACAAATGCTTATAGTCATTTGATCAATGCACTGGATGACTATGGTGCTGGTTTTACTTTTACTAATAGGTGGGGAATTTATCAAGCTGGTGCAAGTGATACAAATTACTTTGCTGCAGCTATGCTTTTGGGTTCTACTACTAATACTGGTGAAAGGTTACAGGTCAATGGTACTACAAAATTAACAAATACTTTAACTATTGGCCCATTGGGTGCTGCAGTAGCTGGTGTACAAATTAGTGGTAATGATCAATCAAATACACGAATAAAAATTACTAATACTAATGGAAGTTCTTTCAGTGTTGTAACAGGAAATCCAGGTGCTTCAAATAGTGGTTTTGCAATTTATGATGAACTTGCATCAGCAAGTAGAGTATATATTTCATCTATTGGAAATGTTGGTATTTCTGAAACATCTCCAACTGAAGGAAAATTAGTAATAAATAATTCTTCAGGTTCTACAAATTTTGGAATAACTGGAAACTCATTATATTTAAAAGCACAAACATCAAATGCTAATTTAATAAGATTTAGTGGTGCAATATCAACAGATATAATTATAGGAAGATTTGGTAATGCTGATAGATTTAGTATTGGTACAACATCAGGATCTGAAAATTTTACTTACACTTCAAGTGGAATAGTTGGTTTTGGTACAACTTCATTAAACAATTTTAGGGTTTTTGTTAATGGTCATCACGTTTCAACAACTGATACTGCTGCAACTGATGGAACTGGCGATATTTATAGATCAGGTATTGGATGGGTTTCAACTGCTCAAACTACAAATGTACTTTCTGCATTAATAACTGCAAACAATGTCGGAAATTATGGTGCAGATATTCTTTTCTTAAATAGACCTACAAGCGGTGGTAATTTAGTTGCAAGAGGTACAATAACTGCTGGTGGTAATTGGCTAATTGGATCGGCAGTTGATCCAGGTCAAAAACTTTACCTGAACGGATCTTTGCGTATTGATGGACAATTAAATACTTCTGCTGGTGGTTCATCAGGACAACATCTTACTATTGTTTGTGATGGTGTTATTTATAAAATAGCTTTGTTAAATAATTAAAATAAAATATGAAACAAATACAATCAATTCAAATTTGGGTTAATGGTCAAGAGAAAACTGGATCTTGGCTGGGTGCATATATCATTAATGATAATTTAAGTGATTCAGCACAATTTTACTGGTGGATAGCTGAAAGTGGATCTGAAGCGGATCAATTTGGTGCCACATTAACAAGTGGAAATTTGACAATGAATGAACCTGATTATTCAGTATGGGATTCTACTGCTGATATTAATTTAGCTGCTTATGAATGGATAGCATCTAAACTTGGATTAACTTTGATCTAATTAATAACAATTCAAAATTTGACAAAATGAACGAAAAACAGGCATTGGAAATTATTAAGGCAGTATTGGACTTGGCAACTCAAAAAGGTGTATTTACCAAAATTGATGAAAGTTTTACTGCAATTCAGGCATTTAATGTAATTGCCACAAAACTAAAAGATGAACAGGACAATGCAGAGTCAAACTGATCCAACACATATTGCCACATTCAGCACAATTTTGTTTTCCCTGTTGGGCATTCAGAATATATCTGAACTCGCAAACATTGTTTTTTTGGGTGCCAGTACAATATCCTGTACTATTTCAATTTTAGTAGGCTTAAAACAATTAAAAAAGAAATAATGAAAAGAATACTAAAAAATATTAAAACATCATTTTTCGGATCTATTGCTGGTGGATCCCTAATTATTGATGGTATTGATCAAAGAAACTGGATAACAATAATTGCTGGTATTGCTGCTGCCATTACTGGTCTATTGGCAAAGGATTCTGATGTCCAATAAAAGAAAAATATATATTGGTCTTGCTATTTTATTCATCCTTTTATTTGGAAAAAAAGTGAGTGCTGAAAAGTTAATTGCAAAGTTTGAAGGGTTGAAATTAACTGCATATCCTGACACTGGTGGAATATGGACAATAGGTTATGGATCAACAAAAGATCCTTTCACTGGAAAAAGGGTAAAGGAAGGGGATAAAATAAGCAAGGAAACTGCTCTTGAATGGTTAAAGAAAGATATTGAGCAAAGAAAGTTTGCTATCAGGAAACTGATTAAAGTTCCAATATCTAAAAATAAATTAGCTGCCATTACAAGTTTAGCCTATAATATAGGCTTGGGAGCATTGCAAAGATCAACACTATTGAGATTATTAAACGAAAAGGCTCCAGTGCTGGAAATTGCAGATCAATTTTTAGTTTGGAATAAAGTAAACGGAAAAGAAGTTAAGGGATTAACAAACAGGCGAAAACTTGAAAGGGAACTGTTTTTAAGTTAGTTCTATGCTAAAATAGAGGTGTTTTACGGGGAAAATTTCTATTTTCCCCTTTTTTTTGTGCTTATAAAACAATGAATAACAATATTTTATAAAACTAATGTGTAACCGGTTACACATTAAATTTACTTTAAATTTGGAATATTCAAAAAAATGTTTATAAATTTACTCCGACAAATGATTTTTAACTATTTAAACGAAAAACAAATGAAAAAAACTGCTATTCAGATCATCCTGATCGTTTTAGGTGCTATTCTTTTATGTTTTGCTGATAATTTATGATTAGGTTACTTGCTTGGGTAATATCAGTTATTTATCTGATATTAATAGGCATCCCAACTGCCATTGGATTATTAATTATTGTACAAATTTTATCAATTTTTAAATTTTTCAGCAATGTTAGAAAAAAAAGAAAAGAGCATCATTGTTCACAATTACCTGTATGGTCTTATGACCTTTCTGATCAATCGGAACATTCCTTTCACTGAATTGGAAGGTGGTCGCATTGAGATTTTTTATCCTTCTGAATTAACATTATTCCATATCGGTTACCACTTTGGTAGATATGCTGAAATGCAAAACAATTAATTTTATGGAACTATTCAACAATTTGCGTGAAGCAATGCTGGAAATTGAATATATCCAGCAAAAAATTGATACTTTGAAAATTTACCAAAATTTGCCTAATTTAAACAATATAAGGATTCATTTTGATTCAGGAAATAAAACACATTCTTTGATTCAACTTGATACCGATATATCTTTGGTGAATGAATTGAGATTATTGATACAGGAAAGTATTGATCTATATGAACAACAAATTATGCAACTTAAATTAAACTTTTGATTATGAAGCCTTACTTAATGAACGGAAATAAGTATTATTTTGAAGTTTTTATTTCAGCAAATGAACCCTTTATTTTATTATCTACAACTGAATATCCCAGTGAAGGATTGAGTAAAATATATTTTTTGCGTAAATATTCAATGAAGTACGCAATGGAAGATTTTGTGAGATATGAAGCAATTGTAAACGATCGCAACTCCGCAAAACAAAATGAGGTGCGTTAATTGCTCAAAAGTTTTCACAATAACCCAATACAGGGGCAAGGTAGGGAAACCACTTTGCCCCTATTGTTTAACACTTAATAAAATTAAAAATGTCGCAAAGAAACAAAGATCTTCCAGCAATGCCAGTTCATCCGATGCAAGACAAATTTGGTCAGGTGATTCTGATGGCGGGAATGTCAAAACTGGAAATAACTGCACTTAATATCTTGTCTGCACAATTAAGAAAAAATAAAATTGAAGATCTTTCACCTGAAGATATTACATACATAATTAGTGAATCTTATAATATTGCAGAGGAATTTTGTGCATACATTGAAACTAAAAGTGAAAAGGAAAGTAGTATAATAATTTAAATTGTGTAA